AACAGGTCTTATTGACGTTAATTTAACAGCTGTTACTATTGCTGCAGGTTCTTTGACGTTCACAGCGGCTTTAGATTATGGAACGGCTTTAAACCCGATTACATACAGCGGTGCTTTGTCTATTGATTGGACTTTAACGGCTAATGGGGTTGCTGTAACGCCTTTAACGGTTACTGAAAGTTTGAGTACAATCGGTGAATATGTTGCTACTTATACAACTCCTGGAACTGGTGATGCAATGCTTTTAAGCGTATCTAAGGCAGGTTTTGACGGTGAAGTATCTTACACTGAAGTATAATGTACGTTCAAGTAGGGAGCACACAATTTGCAGTTGAGCAATTGACTGACAAATCGTTGAAAGATGCTTATTTGTTGTTCAAACACATCAAGCCCAACGTGGTTAAGGTAGCGTTTGAATTGGCTAATAAAGGTGTTAAAAAGCGTTCAACTAAGAAGTGATAACTATCTTTAGAAAGGATAAATTAGGGTGTGGCTACGGTTGCACCCTTTTTTTATTGTAACTTTGTGCTAATGGGGTTAATGGACACGGTTTTGGGTGATTTGATGGATCGTAGTAAGGCACTTTCACAGCGTGAAATATGGTTTTATGTGTTCTCAGATATGAAATTCAAGACAAAAGTACTCGATTTTATACGTATTGACCAACTTTTTGAACAAGGAGTTAACGAAGATAATCAAGTTATCGGTGTTTATTCAGTACGTACACAGATGGAATTTAACCCCGAAAAGGTAGCCAATACACCTTATACACTTAAAGACACTGGCGACTTCTATAAATCATTTATGATGGAGGTTTTGCCTGATGGAATAATTATTAATGCAGACGGAATTAAAGACGATGGTACGGATTTACTTGAAAAATTTACGGACAAAATTCTCGGGCTTACTGACGAGAGTAAAATCAAACTTATCAAAGAACTCAAAGAAAAATACTATACCGAAAGCCTCAGATTATTACGAGGCTATTGACGAACTTCCGTTATTTAATTGGATAAAATGCACCTCGAATGAATTAGAGTTTGTTAGAAGAGATAAAAACGGTACAGAAGAGGAAGATATTGAAGCGTGGCAAAGGATTTATGATAGTTATATTAACGAATATGGACTTTCAGATATGTACAAAAAGCTGTTAAACGCTATGAAGAAAAAAGCGTTGTTAGAAGTTGATTATATTGTGACAAGAGAACGTTTTAAATTGACAGAAATTGAAATGCAGATAGCGAATTTAGACGCTATGCTGAATAATAAAGGTAGTGGAGTGACAATCGAACAATCGTTAATTCATTTGAGTAAATGGTTGGGAAGTTGGATCAATGTAAAAGCAATTACAACAAAGGAATATTTTAATTTGATAGAAGAATATGGCAAAGAAAATAAGCGCAAGTGATATATTTCAAGAGGAGGATATATTTAAAGGTATAAAAGAAAGTGCTGAGGAAACGATAAAAAAGTTTACTGAAATTGATGCTGCATTAAAAAAAACTGCTGAAAATCTAAAAAAGGATATTGGTGGTGCTGATTTTGGCAACACAAAAGGCATAAACAACTTTGTTGCTGCTACTCAAAAGGCTACTAAAGCGCAAAAAGATGCCGTTGCTGTTGATAAGGTTGTCGGACAAGCTAAAAAGGAAGTAATTGCAGCTGATAAGGCTCTTATTGAAGTTGAAATTAAGAAACAAAAGTTAGCGCAGGAAACAATACGTACAAATAACGCTATTGCAAAGACGGAAAACGATAAAGCCAAAGCGACTGAAAAGGCAGCAAAAGCCGCTGTTGATGAGTCTAACGCTTATAAACAACTATCAAATTCTACGCGTGACCTTAAAAATGAGTCTAAAATGTTGGCTGCTGAAATGCTACATTTAGAACAAAACGGGCGCAAAAACTCAAAAGAATATAGAGACCTCGCAAAAACTTACAAAACAGTAACGGTTGCTGCAAAGGAAGGTGATGCACAGCTAAAGAAAATTGACGGCACAGTAGGGGATAATTTCAGAAATGTAGGGAATTATACTAAAGGAGTTGATAGATTAAGAAATGGCTTAGGGCAACTTGGATTAGCGTTTGGTATTGGATCGATTGTAAAAGGAGCAGGGCAAACAATAGTTGAATTTGACCAAAAAATAGCCGATTTAGTATCTATTACGGGTGCGGGTGGTAAAGACCTTGCTTTTTATAAGCAGCAAGCCATTGAAATGGGTAAAGGCGTTCAAGGTGGAGCGGGTGCGGTTATTGAGGCTTATAAGTTAATCGGTTCGGCAAAACCCGAATTATTAGCAAATGCAAAGGCTTTAGATGCTGTTACTCAATCTGCAATTACTTTGAGTCAAGCAAGTGGAATGACTTTGCCAGACGCCGCTACTGCTTTAACAGATGCGATGAACCAATTTGGTGCGCCTGCTGAAAAAGCGGGACAGTTTATTGATGCCTTAGCAAATGGAGCATTATTAGGAAGTGCGGAAATACCACAAGTAACCGAGGCACTGTTAAAATTTGGTGCCGTAGCAAAATCTTCTAATGTTTCAGTTGAGGAATCTGTTGGATTAATAGAAACACTTGCGGAAAAAGGTCTTAAAGGAGCAGAGGCAGGAACAGCATTAAGAAATGTAATGTTAAAGATTTCCGCTCCTGATGCTTTACCAAGAGAAGCACAAGAACGATTACAAGCATTAGGAATATCATTTGCAGATTTAAAAAATCCAGCTACTTCAATGGCTGATAAATTAGCATTGTTAAAACCATTATTAAAAGATAATGCCGCAATGGTAAAAGTCTTTGGAATGGAAAATACTGTTTCAGCGACAAATTTAATAGCGAATACAGACCGAGTTAAGGAATTAACTAAAGGAATGAGCGCACAAGGCACAGCGAGCAAGCAGGCGGAGGATAGAACAAAAACATTATCATTTGCCTTTAATGAATTAAAAGAAAGTTGGAACGCTTTAGTATTAAGCCTTTCAAGTGGTGAGGGTACAAGTGCTATTTTAGTTGATGGTTTAAGTTTTATTGCTAAAAATCTAAGCACAATAATTTCAGTTGTTGGCAAAGCTGCGCTTGCGTGGACTGCTTATATTGTTGTTCAGAAATCTATTCAAGCTGTTAATTTCGTTACTACGGGCGGTTTAAAGACCGTTGCAAGTGGAATGATGGACGTTTTTAAAGCTGGTAAACAAGCTGGAGAAGGTGCAAAAGTAGCGGGAGAGGGTGTTTCCAAAGCAGGTAAAGCAATGACGGCTGTTCCTTGGATGGCAATTATAGCGGTTGTTGTTGAATTAGGATTGGCGTTTTATAAAATGGCTTCGGGTGCAGATGATGCAGCGAGAGCGCAAAAGGGATTGAATGATGCTATTTCAGATGGTCAGAAATTTGGAGATTCATTAAACAAAACTATTGATGAAGATTATGAAAAAAGCAAGCGTAATTTAGACTTAAAAAAATCACAAGGAAAATTAACAGAAACTCAGTATAAACAAGAATTGCAGAACTTAAAAGAACTAAGATTAGGGCGAATAAAATGGGAGATGCAAATCGAAAAAGAGGAAAAAGCAAAAGCCAATAAAACAATTAAAGGCTTGAAAAAATACTATGATGCTGCAATGGCTACAATGTCTGTTTTTCGTTCAGATGAACAACTTACTGTTATTGCAAGATTTGAAGCAGCACAAGAAGAATTACGACAGTCAAATGAGGTTTTAAGCAAACTATACGCTCAAAAAAAATCTATTGATAATTTAGCTGTTGATGAAAAGATTCAAGAAAACACAGATGATAGAGCTAGAAATTCAGATAAATTAAAGGAGCAAACAGATAAAACCAAAGATTTAAACAAAGCGGTTGAGGATGAAATTGCATTACAAGAATTAAGAGCAGAACAGCAATATGCTCGTGAAGTTGCTGAAAAAGAGGCATTAGATGCTATTGATTTACAGATTGAAAAAGATGCCGAAGCGCGGAGATTAGAAGAAGAAATAATAGACGAGCAACGCCAGGAATACGATTTAGCACAAAAGAGAGCGAAAGAGGAGTCAGATGCAGCGGATAAAAAGGCAAAAGATGAAGCGGATTTATTAGCTCAACAACAGAAAAATCAAAAAACACAAGACGATTTAGTAAAGGCGGCGACTGATTTCTTTATTGCACAATCAAACAAAAAGATAGAGCAAATTGACAAGGAGATAGCAGCGGCAAATACGCAATATACGACACTTCAAACGCTCGCAGCAAACGGTAATATTAACGCAAAAGAAAGTCTCGCAGAACAGCAGAAAATCATAAATGAAGCCAATGCACAGAAAGCAAAAGAGTTAAAGAAACAGCAAAGAATTAAGTTAGCTGAATCGGTTTACTCAACTTACAATGCAAAAGTGGCTGCAAATTCTGAACACCCATTACTTGACACTATTAAAGACACTATGTTATTACAGCAGTTTATCGCAAGTTTGCCTACTTTTCACGATGGTACTGAGGACACTGGAAAGAATGGTAACGGTATAGATGGCAAAGGCGGATTTCACGCAATATTACACCCGAACGAACGAGTAGTTCCGAAGAGTTTAAACGAACAAATCGGTGGTTTATCGAATGAAGCACTTGCGAAGATGGCAAATGAATATCAAAACGGTAAAATCATACGATCCAATAGTCAAATAGGCAGCTCTTTTGACACGGCAATACTTGTTAATGAGATGCGAGAATTAAAGGAGGCTATCAAAATGAAGCCCGAAACGAACATCGGTATAGGCGAGATTACACAGTCAGTTATGGAAATCGTAAAGAGCACAAAACAAGGAAACACAACAACTTACAACCGTTATAAAGTTAGAAGATGAGACACTTTTTAAATGAGATTGAAATAACGCCTCGCAACCGTGAAGAAATCGGAGTAATTTCTGACTTTACAGATAACCCCGAAGTGCTTAAAATCAATGTGGATACTATAATTTTGCCCCGTGAAGCGTACGGAATCGTAAAAGACCATATCGCAACGTTAGGTTTATTTGAGGGAATTCCTTATAGAGTTCAGATGGCAAACGGAATTAGTTTAAACTATTATGTTGATTTGACAAGTGCGCCAATTTTCCGCAGTTACGAATGTGAGTTAAAAATACTACGTAGACAATCAGCAGATAAATTCTTTGAAGATGCAAATGGTACTTCCTTTGAGTTAATGTTGAAAAAAGGCGTTGTTTTCCCTCGTTTTCAAGTGCCGTATTTAGTTATAAAAGATAATCAAGCGGAGTTAGCAATTAGTTTAGCGTTGGGACTTTATACAATGACTCAGGCGTTAATTTCTGCAATCAAAGATTTGGCGACAACGATATCTCAAGGCGTTCAAGCAGGCACGCCTTCCGTTGGTGCTACTGGTCCCGTGATTGGACTTGGTGACATTATATCCTACGTTTTGAATATATTAGCGCAAGTGATTTACATAGCAGCGTTATTGGTAGCGGTAACTAACTTAGGTCTTCAAATGTTCAACTTAATTTTCCCTAAAATTCGATATTTAGGAGCGTGTAAAGTAAAGGATTTAATAGAAAAAGGCTGTCAATATTTAGGATTTACGCTTGATTCAACTCTACTTTCTTCGACTAATTTTACTATTGTTCCTGTTCCATTAGTTCGAGGGCGTAAAGGAATTTTTAAATTCGTTTCTGATGACTTGGTCGCTCCATTTAATAAAGGTGTTCCGAGTTCAAGTGACAGTGTGAGCACGTTAGGAAGTCTTATAACAGCTGTTGAGACTACATTTAACGCACGTACTAAGGTAGTTGACGGTGTGGTACAAATCGAACGTAGGGACTTTTGGCAGGATGTCACTTCAATGAATGTTTCGCCTGCGATGGTTATTCAAGCTGACCGACAAGATGAATTTACCTATAATTCTGAGGACGTTTGGAAGCGTTATTATATTCATTATTCGTTGGATTCGATGGATTTAAACACAATGGATGAATTGTATGATATTCACGATGCAGAATTTTCAACTGAGCCCGTAAACATTGTTAATGCTGATTTGGTAACGATTAAGGGACTTCAAGATGTATCACCTCCATTTTCTTTAGGACAACGAAAAGACGAGCTTAACTGGCTAGAAAAGCAAGCTAAGGAACTCTTTGAATTAATTGATGAAGTGAGTG